TTACAAGATAAGCAGATACTCGTCTAGTTTTTGAACTTAATGTTCTTTGAATGTTTATACGTTTTCCTCTAATTTTTCAATTCTTTGCACTAAAGGTTTATACCCATCAAAACTTTCAATTCCGCACTTAGGATGTGCGATTGCTTCAAGGGCTACTATTCTTTCCTCTAGTTCTTCACACCAATCTTCGATTATTTCTAACCTTTCTTGTAAGTGTGGGTGCTTTTCAAAGTATCGAGCACCTTTCATTGCGTCTCTATAAGCGAGACACTTCCTAATAAAACCGAACATTACTTTTCAGTATTTAACGGCTCAGTGGTTACTTTTCTATAGTAAACTACTACATCTTTTAGTTCTGTTATGTATCTTTGTAATTCTTTCATATTGAGAGCCATAACTTCATAGTCTGGTACAGTCATTGCTAAGAATACTAACTCACCTTCTTGTTCTTCAATTCTTTTAAGTTGATCTTCCCAATTGTCAGGCGTAACTACTATCCAAGAAGGGTTTGTTAACTCAATTTCACGAGGCATGATTGGTTGAACAATCTGTCTCTCTATTGGTTTTGCACTTACTTCTATTGTTCTAGTTGGTAACAGACTGCAACTGGAGACCATCATCAAGATCGTCAACGGCAGAACTGAGTTTCTGAATTTCTTCGAAGGCATGTTTTGTTCCATTGTTTATTTTCCTTTCCATTTCCACTGGAGTTTCCAGTATTTTTGCTGTTAGTTTATATTCTTTAATGAAATTACTGTATCTCATTAACTCTCTTTGAATTTCTTGACTTTTTAATGTCATACTTTGTAACTGTTCTGTCTGCAAAGTAAAATCCTTTTGCATGGTCGCAATGGCTTCTTCTTGAGTTGCTATTGCACCTTCTAGTTTTGCATTGTTTGCTTTCAATGTTTCATTCTCTGTGTAGAGCCAATAACTTGCCCCACCAAGAACTAGACAAAAAGCTAATAACATTTGATTCATACTATTTGTTCCTCTCTCGCTTTCTTTGCAGTGTATTTTGTTCCTGTCTTTCTACCATAATAAGGTTGTTTTTGAATTCCCTTTGTTCCTTCTGCTGTTAATACTAATAAAGCAATTCCAGCTATATTTAACATAACCATAAATCCAAAACCTACTAAAACTCCATCCATTATACGTCCTCGATTTTATAGTTAAGTCCATTTGCACCTGAGAATTGTACTACTTCTCCACTCTCAGTTCGAAACTTTAAAAACTTCTCTTTTTGAGAAATTATCTTTTTTGCTATAAATACTTGGTCGTCTGAATCTCCCCATACATTATTATAACTTACAGTCACTTTATAGTGGGGTACAAACTTGCTCTTTAACCATATCCACCACCTTTTGATGGCGGCGAAGAATTGTTTTATTTTGTCCAATATTGCTCTCCAACTGGTTTAATTTTTGCCAGTTTGCTAACTCGATGTTTCGAGTTATTTCTAACTCAATTACATACTGTCTATATAAATAATAATTAAAGCATAATGCTACCCATACGAGTAGCACTAAAACTTTATTTAGGTTGATGTTGATGATGAAGTAGAAGTAGAACTACTAGTTGTAGTACTCGTAGCTGTTACAGTCGTAGTTTCAGTTGTAGTATTCAACTCGTCTATAATTGCTTGTTCTGTAGAAGTAGTACTTGTAGTTTCTGTACTTGTACCTGTCAAAGCTTCAGCAACTGCTGTAAGCACTGCTGCTGTCTGAGTAACTTGGGTTACATCTACTGCATTATCTGGTACTACTGTTTCCTGTATCGGTACTATTTCTGGTTCTTCTTCTTTTACATCTTTGGGTTGTTCATTATATCCCCAAATTAATAACATAATTAATAAAATATCCATTATTTCTCCTTACTTTGTTTTAAAAGATGAATTGCTTCTTCTATGTATTCTTCAAGAGTCATTCCTCTTTTCTTTGCGTGTTCTGCTGCTGCAACTAGTTGCTCGTTTGTAAAGATTATTTTTTCAGACATTTGACCAATCTTTTCCTTCAAAGAGTAAAGCTTCTGCTTCACGCCTTCGAATAAGTCCTTCTAAGACTTTTCCATTTGCTTTGTTCCATCTTTTAATTTGCTCAGGTACTGCATCATAGTCAGCATTGTTTAGAACTTTTAAAAGAGTTGAACTTCGAAGATTGGAAGGTCCAAGATTGTATGTCCATGATACCAACGCATCAAACATGCACTGGTCTAGTTGATTATTGACTGCTGAAAGAACATGGTTTTCGTACTCTGCTAATTCCTCTATGAGTAATTCTTCTGCACGCTCCTTTGTTATGGTTTGTCCTTCTTCTACACCTTTTGTATGACCATATCCAATTGTCCATACACCTGCGGCACATTTATATGCCTCAAGTTCTAGTCCTTCAAATTTTTTGATAAGAGCTAATCCTTCTTGTGATAT